AGTTAACAAGGTTATCTTTAACATTGCTAAACCAATGGTTAGTAAGAAAGAAGTTGCTCACTTATACTACGAAACAGCATCACGTTTCTCGCCAGATACTACAGCAGTATGGAATCAAAACAGTGCAACAACATCTACTAGCACAGGATTTTTTAATGCCGGCACAAACATTGGCGTTGGTGCAACAGGTAATTACCAATATATTACATTGGGTGCATTAATTAGATTTGTTCCGCCAGCTGGTTATTATTTTGATAAAACAAACCAGTTACAAGCAGGTACAGCTACACTAGTATCTGATAAGAACTATATCTATGCCAGCGTTGATTACACATCATCTCCGATGTTAACAGTAAGTCAAATTATTCCCACTGGTGCGGTTGTTGATTACATTATTCCAGTGTTTAAAAATGACTGGCCTTCGTCATTGGTGTCAACTATTTCGTCTCAAATTATGGCCAATAAAAACTTTGGCGTTAGATACGACATTCCGTCGATGACCTGGACAATTATTAACAATATTGACTTGAACTTGGGTAGCTTTGATTTAAGCACAGCGGGCACATCAAGCGATAACAGCTGGTTCCTGGCGTTTACTTACAACAACGGCCAATACACAATTACTCAACGTAATTTGTATTACTACATTCAAAGTGTTCTTGAAACACGATTCTACTTTGATCCAAAGACCAAGACATACGACAGTACAACCGGGCTAATTCTTAAAGATCAAATTAAAATCTTAAAAACAAATAGCAAGCCCGATAGTGCAGAGCCGTTAACAGTTGACCAAACATGGTATGTATACGACAGTGTAATTCAGCCTGATGGTTACCAAGACACTCAAAAGATTTTAGTAACTTTCCCTGACAGTAATAACGACGGTATTCCTGATGATCCTAGCTTGTTTGAAACAGTTGTATCTCCGAGTACAAATACAAGTAGCAAGTATGTGTTCTTTAAACAGATTGTAGATTACAACAGCTTTATTAACTACACTGTAGTTGATACAGGTACGATTGTTTCTATATATCCAACGCTTGGATCCATTTCGCTGAACTCTGGGTTATACCTAGACGGCCAGGTGTTTTATGCACCTGCTGAAAACAATTTCTATATTTGGGCAAACGGTCTAATTACTCAAACCACTGAGTACATCGCTAGAATTGGTCGCCAGAACTTGCAATACCAATACAGACATAACAGCCCAAATAACCGACGTATTGATCCAAGTCCAAATAACATTATGGACTTGTACATTTTAACCAAGTCGTACAACACTCAATATACTGCGTGGATTCGTGACACAAGCAATAAGGTTACCCAGCCAGTTGCGCCGACCACCGAAGAATTGCGTACCGACTTTGGTACACTGGAAAACTTAAAAGCATTAAGTGATACCATCATTTACAACAGCGTTAAGTTTAAGCCAATTTTTGGTGCAAAGGCAGACTCTGTGTTGCAAGCTACATTTAAGATTGTAAAGAACCCTAACATTACCGTTAGCGACAACGACATTAAGGCGCAAGTAGTATCTGCAATCAACAACTACTTTGATATAACAAACTGGGACTTTGGCGAAAGCTTCTACTTCTCAGAATTAAGTGCATATTTACATAACAAACTAACACCAAACGTTAGTAGCATTATTATCGTTCCAAGTTCAAGCACAGCACAATTTGGTGGATTGTATCAAATTAACGCAGAGCCTAACGAAATTATTGTTAGTGCTGCAACAGTTGATAACATTGAGATTATTAGTGCAATTACTGCGGCACAATTGAACCAGACCGCAGCAGGCTTAAATATTGTATAAGTTCATAATTTGACGAGACCAAAATGGCAGTAACAAAAACAATAACATTTTTACCAGAGATTTTCCAAACCGACACTAACAGAAAATTTCTTAATGCAACGTTAGATCAATTAGTTAGCGAACCTAACTTTAAAAAGATCAACGGATACATTGGTAGAAAGTTCGCTCCTACGTATAAGACAACAGACAGCTATGTGTCTGAAGTGAATAGTTCTCGTCAAAACTATCAACTTGAGCCTAGTACAGTTATTATTAACCCCGAAACAGACAATGTAGACTTCTATAGCAGCTATATTGACTTGATTAACAAAATCAAATTCTACGGCGGTAACGTAGATAATCACAGTCGCCTATTCTCTAACGAGATGTACAGCTACGACGGTAAATTTGACTTTGATAAGTTTGTTAACTTTGCTCAATACTATTGGATTCCAGAGGGACCTGACCAAGTTTTAATTACTGCAAGTAATGTTCCAACAGAGTATACTTGGGATGTTAACGTTGATCCTATTACTGGTGGTTTTACATTTACTAGTGATGCTGGTGCAGACACTAACCCTAACTTAACATTAGCCTACGGCGGCCGTTACAAGTTTAATATTAACGCAGGTACATTCTGGATTCAGGCTGCACCCGGCGTGAGCGGGTTTGATCCCAACCACCCTAACATTAATGTACGTCAAGTACTTGGGGTAAGCAACAACGGTGCAACAACTGGAACAGTTGAATTTATTGTTCCTCAGCCCGACGGCCAATCTCGTTACACCGCTATGCCACGTGCATTGCTTAATGGGGTACCAATTACAGTTGATTATGCAACTAAACTAACTTACATTGATTTACAAGGTAAAACTGTTGCTGAGTTTAATGCTCAGTACGGCGGCCTCGATGGTGCAAGCGGCAATATCCACGGTAAGAAGATTATTTTCGTTGGAACTGACACCGACGATGCCTTCTGGACATATAACAGCGTTATAGTTCCTGCTGGAGACCGAACTAAAACTTGGTTAGTTGATGTTGATCAAAACACTGACGCAATATCTCTGATCCCTGCAGAAGTTATTAATAAAAACGAAAAGATTTATGTTAAGTCTGGTGGCACTAATGCAAGTAAAAACTTCTTTGTAGACTATACCGGTTTCTATCAAGAAATTCCGTTGCTTACTGCCCCTATGTCTGCCTTGTACTACCAAAACGGTACTAGCGGCCTTGGCGCAGGTATTATCTCGTTGGTTAACCCATCGTCTGCTACTATTAACCCTGCCACCGATATTATTGGACAAAAGACATATATCAGTCCCAACGGCGTTGTGTTTAGCAATGGCATGAAAGTGCATTTTGATACAACAGCCACTAGCCCATATGCTAGTAATACCTATTATGTTGAAGGGGTCGGGACATCTATCCAGTTGTTGTTAGTTGACGACTTAGTTGCAACAGAGTTAGATAATCTTGAAACACAAGACTATATTACTATCAACCGTGGCAGCATGGACGTTAACGCATGGAGTCGTAGTAACCGTTGGTTCCATATTGACGTATTGCAAGCAACTGCAAAGTATAACAACGAAGACTTAGTTGTTGACCAAACAATGCGAGCACGCCGTTCAATCATCGAATTTGATCCTAATATTCGTCTATTCAATTACGGCGAAATAGCCAAGCGTCCAATTGATATCCTTGACACGTTAGTAACTAACGCATATACACAAATTGAAAACGCCGGCACAAATAATGCAACCACGTTGTCTATTACAATAGCCGGGCAAACGCTAGTGTTAACACACGGCGACAGAGTTATTTTCTCCAATGACTCAAGCCCAAGCGTTCGTACAAAAGTATACAACTTTGAGATTGTTGATATTAGTGAAAACGCAAACGTAAACCAGTATATTGGTACCATCGTCGAAGCGGACGATGCAGAACTAGCCGCTGGCAACAACGTATTGGTTAAGAGTGGGTTAAACGCTAAGAGCGAGTTCTGGTACGATGGAGTTAACTGGAATAAATCGCAACAAAAGACAGCCGTTAACCAACCGCCGCTATTTGACATGTTCAACAGTGATGGGGTTAGCTTTGGTGACACTAACTACTACATTAACAGCAGTTTCTCTGGTACAAAGATTTTCTCTTATAAAGTTGGCACCGGCGCCAATGACGAAATCCTAGGATTCCCATTAAGCTACAGAACATTTAACAACGTTGGCGACATTCAATTTGAAAATAACTTTGACGTTGATACATTTACGTACCTTGTAAGTCCTACCACTCGCACGGAATCTATTAATACAGGTTACTTGCATATTACCACTGGCGAAGGTACTCATACTGAAGATAATATTTGGACTAAGACAGTTGAGGACAGCAAGCAATATCAGATTATTAACCACACTGCCGATGGCGTAAACAATTTATTTGAAATTGACATTTTGCCTAATCCTAGTGCTAACTTACCAAACGTTAAAGTTCTTGTAAACAGTAAGTTTATTGACATTAACAACTTTGGTTTAACCCAAGTAGGCGCCCGTTATGCAGTATTGATTAACCCAACAATGTTAGCAGCAGGCGACTCTGTTGACATTTTGATCTACAGTGAAGACATTAGCAAACTTGGGTATTACCAAGTTCCAGCTAACCTTGACAACAACAGTTTGAACCAAAACTTCTTCTTGTTAACACTTGGCCAGCTTCGAAACCACTTAATTACTCTAAGCCATAATAGCCAAGAAGTGCAAGGTCTTGTTCCCGGCAACAGCAACCTGCGTGACATTAAGATTAAGTCGCAAGGCGGCAGTATTTTGAAACATGCAGCACCATTAGTTTACAGCAACTTATTCCTGGTAGACTCTACTATGAACTTTGTTGAATCTGCACGGTTAGCTCAAAGAGAATACTCAAAGTTTAAAAACAAGATTCTTGAATTATCAACACAAATCGAAATTGATGTTCAAGATATTTCGGGCACACTAGATAAGATTCTAGCAACCATTAACGGCGTTAAGAATAAAAACTTTGCGTGGTATTACAGCGATATGGTACCATGGGGTGCAAACAAAACCACATTGCCGGTCTACACAATTCTTGATCCACGTATTAGACGTTATGAATTGTCACAAATTTTTAATGACACTGTGTTAAGCAACCTTGCAGTACTAGTATACCTAGAACGCACAGCAAACGGTGTTACAACTAAGAAGTTATTAGTTAAGGATCGTGATTACACATTTAGCAACGATAGTCCGAGTATTACTATCTTGGATAGCTTTGACTTAAACTATGACGATAAGATAACTATTGTTGAGTATAACAGCACAGACGGTAACTATGTTCCCGAAACTCCAACTAAACTTGGTCTATATCCAAAGTTTGTGCCGGACATTCTATTAGATGAAACATACACAACACCTACCTATGTAATTCAAGGCCATGACGGTAGCATTACACCAACATTTGGTGATTTCCGTGATGACATCTTGTTAGAGTTTGAACGTAGAATCTACAATAACATTAAACAAGAGTTTAAACACAATGACGTTTATTCTCACATCCCTGGTCGTTTCCGGGTAACAGATTATAGCCTTAAAGAGTTTACACAAATTCTGAGTTCTAGTTTCTTAACATGGGTAGGTAACAATCGCTTAGATTACACAACAAACAATTATTTTCAAAGCAATAACCCATGGACTTGGAACTATAAAAACTTTCGCGATCGCCTAACTGGTGAATATTTACCAGGCTCTTGGAGAGCAGTATATAACTGGTTATATGATACAGACCGTCCTCATACACATCCATGGGAAATGTTAGGTTTCTCTGATAAGCCAACATGGTGGGAAGATCGTTACGGCCCTGCTCCGTATACTGGTGGCAACATGGTTCTGTGGACAGAACTAAGTCTTGGTTATATCCACGCAGGTGATAGAGCAGGTATCGATAAACGTTTTGCCCGTCCGGGTCTTTTAAACGTTATTCCCGTTGACGACTCTGGTGAACTGCGTAGTCCTGAAAAATTTGCAGTATTGGATTTTGATAGTAACAAAGCCAATGCAAGTTACGCCATTGGCGACCAAGGTCCGGTTGAAATTGCATGGAGAAAGAGCAGTGAATATCCATATGCGTTGCAAATTGCATTAGCATTAACAAAGCCTGCTCACTACTTTGGTTCTTTGATTAACGTTGATCGTTTCAACTTAAACAGTACACTAAACCAGTATGTAGTTGACAGTACTAAACAACACATCACACCTACGGCTATTGAAGTTAACGGCTTCGTTGACACAAGCAACAATATTCATCGTACTGCTGGTTATATTAACTGGATTAGCGATTACCTGAAGAGCTTGGGAATCGGCGATCCACAGACTTTAATTAAGACTTATTTCAAGAACCTTAACGTTCAACTAAGTTACAAAGCAGCAGGTTTTACTGACAAACGTTACATTAGCCTACTTGCCGAGCAAGGTAGTCCGAACTCCACAGGCGAAAGCATTATTATTCCTGATGGTAACTATCGCGTCGAGCTTTACAAATCTGTACCTATTAACAAAATTGCATACAGTGCAGTAATTGTTGAGCGTAGCCAAAATGGGTACACAGTTAGCGGATACAATTTAAGTAGCCCGTACTTTACTATTGTTCCTAGCGTAGCAAATAACAGTGCATACACAATTAACGTAGGTAAAGCACGTGGTATTATTTACAAAGACTATCAGAAAGTTCGGGTACGCATTCCTTACGGTCACGAGTTTGGTACAAGCCAAGAAGTTGTGGACTTCTTAGTAAGTTATCAACGTCAATTGCAGAGCCAAGGATTTATCTTTACCGACTACGACTACGATCTTGGTCAAAAGCAAGACTGGATTCTAAGTGCAAAAGAGTTCTTGATTTGGGCACAGCAAGGTTGGCAAACTGGCAACGTTATTATCCTTAGCCCAGTTAACCAGTCTATTAGCGTTAACTCAACTAACAGTGTAATTGATGAAATTACAAACTTGCCTACTGGCTCTAAACTATTAGATCCAAACTTTAACGTAATCAAGAAGAGTAACTTTAGCGTATTGCGTGAAGATAACTCGTTTAAGATTTCAACAATTAAAAACCAAACAATTACATATGCTGAATTGTATCAGGTTCAGTACGAGCATGTAATTATTATTGATAACAAAACATCGTTTAACGATATTATCTACAGTCCAGACACTGGTAACCGCCAATTCCGTTTAAAGTTTATTGGTAGCAAAACAGCAGACTGGACTGGAGCGTTAAACCCAAGTGGTTTCATCTATAACAACAACGTTGTTGATGAATGGCAACCGGGCAAGGATTACAAACAAGGCGACCTGGTATCTTATAAGGCCAACTATTATGTTGCTTTAGGTAAAGTAACAGCCACCGAGTTGTTTAATATCTCTAACTGGAAACAAATTCAACAGTCAAGTATTAAAACTGGTCTGTTGCCGAACTTTGCAACCAACGCAGCCAAGTTTGAGAATATCTACGATCTTAATAATCAACCTACTGACGAAACATTGAATTTCTACAGTAACGGTATTACTGGATTTAGAGAAAGAAATTACTTAACTGACCTTGCACTAGATATTGAAACGCAATCAAAGTTCTACCAAGGGTACATTAAGCAAAAAGGTACTAAGAATGCTATTCTAGCATTGGCCCAAGCACAATTAGCAAACATTAGTAACGAGATTACTGTAAGCGAAGAGTGGGCATTGCGTGTCGGCGAGTATGGAGCAACGGACATTAACAAGTTTGTTGAAGTTGAACTAGATGAAGCAGTAATTACTGGTAACCCAACTTCTATCGAATTCCTAACAGCCGAACAAGATTATACATACGGGGTTCCTCACTACTACCCGAGAGATTTGTATCAGAGCTCATTGAACTTTAGTCCAGTGATGTTTAACGATTACGAACATACTGCTGACAAGTTCACATTGCCAACTGCTGGGTATGTAAACGTTGATGATGTTGATGCGACTATTTTTGATATTGCTAACTACAGCGATCTTGGCGATATCCTAAACAAGATTGGCACAGGATTTAAAATCTGGGCAGCTAAAGGTTTTAATGGAGATTGGGATGTTTACCGAGTAAGCGAGACAGAGTGTTTAGTGACCTCTATTGCTTACAGCATTGATAACTTGGCAACTGTTACAACAAATAACTACCA